ATTTCTGAGATGTATCCTGAAGAAGAGATTAAGTTTGATACCAGTAAAATCAAAATCTCTACGATTGATATTGAGGTGGCATCTGAGAATGGATTCCCTGATGTAGAATCTGCCTCAGAAGAAGTTCTTCTAATTACCGTGCAGGATTATAATACTAAGCAGATTAGGACATGGGGAAAGGGTCCGTTTAATAACACACAGAAGAATCTTACTTATAAGGCATTTAGAACTGAATATGAGCTTCTAACTGACTTTATCAACTGGTGGATGATTGAGGAAAATACTCCTGAAGTTGTTACTGGTTGGAATAGTGAGTATTATGATATTCCATATCTGGTTCGTCGTATCGATAGAATTCTTGGCGAGAAACTGAAGAAACGTATATCACCTTGGGGTTTAGTTACTCTTAAAGAAGTTCGTGATAGATACGGTAATGTTCGTATAACCTATGATGTCGGAGGAGTCGCACAATTAGATTACCTAAATCTTTATAGGAAGTTCACCTATAAAGCACAAGAATCTTATCGATTAGATTATATTGCGAGTGTGGAACTAGGACAAAAAAAGTTAGACCACACTGAGTTTGATACATTCAAAGATTTCTATACTAATGGGTGGCAAAAGTTTGTAGAATATAATATTATTGATGTGGAACTTGTTGACCGTATGGAAGACAAGATGAAATTGATCGAACTTGCGATTACTATGGCATATGATGCCAAAGTAAACTATAATGATATTTTCTTTCAAGTTCGTATGTGGGATGCGATTATTTACAATTATCTCAAGAAACGAGATATTGTGATTCCACCTAAAGAACGTTCAGATAAAGACGAAAAGTTTAAAGGAGCTTATGTCAAGGAACCGATTCCGGGAAAGTATGATTGGGTGGTGTCTTTTGACCTTAATTCTCTCTACCCTCATCTTATTATGCAATACAACATCTCACCCGAGACCTTACAGGATGCTAGACATCCTTCGGTTACGGTAGATAAAATATTGAATGAGGATCTAACATTTGAGTTGTATAAGGATAGTGCGGTATGTGCCAATGGTGCCATGTATCGTAAAGATGTGCGTGGGTTCTTACCAGAACTGATGGAAAAGATCTATGAAGATCGAACCATTTATAAAAAGAAGATGCTTAAGGCAAAGCAAGATTACGAAAAAACTCCAACTAAGGTATTAGAAAAGGAAATTTCCAGATGTAATAATATTCAAATGGCACGAAAAATCCAACTCAATTCTGCTTATGGTGCTATTGGTAATGAGTATTTTAGGTATTTTAAACTGACAAATGCTGAAGCAATTACTTTATCAGGTCAGGTTTCCATCCGTTGGATTGAAAATGAAATGAATGGATTTCTAAATAAGATTTTGAAGACTGGTGATGAGAATTATATCATTGCATCTGACACTGATTCAATATATCTTAATCTTGGACCTCTTGTTAATAAATTTTTTAGTAATAAGTCTGACGATAAAACAGCAATTGTTTCGTTACTTGATAAGATCTGCCAAGACAAACTGGAACCACTCATCGAACAGTCTTATAAGAAACTTGCGAACTATGTTCAGGCATATGAACAAAAAATGATCATGAAGCGAGAGAATATCGCAGAACTTGGTATTTGGACAGCAAAGAAAAGATATGCTCTTAAGGTGTGGAATAGTGAAGGAGTTCAGTATTCTGAACCCAAACTGAAGATTATGGGTCTGGAGGCAGTCAAGTCATCTACACCAGCACCATGCCGTCAGATGATTAAGGATGGTCTTAAATTGATTATGAACGGCACTGAGGATGATGTTATTGAATTTATTGAGAAGTGTCGTAAGGATTTTAGGAAACTTCCACCAGAAGATGTTGCCTTCCCTCGATCAGTCTCTGATGTGGTAAAATATAAGTCTCATTCTGACATTTATGCAAAGGGAACACCTATTCAGGTTCGTGGAGCACTTCTATTCAATCATTATATTAAGGAGAAAAAATTAACCAATAAGTATTCACTTATTGGTAATGGTGAAAAAACTAAATTCATCTACCTCAAAAAACCAAATATTATTCATGAGAATGTAATGTCCTTCATTCAAGTATTTCCCAAAGAACTTGGTCTTGACAAATATATAGACTATGACTTACAATTTGAAAAGAGTTTTGTAGAACCATTTAAATCTATACTCGATTCAATTGGATGGAGTGTTGAGAAAACTGTAAACCTTGAACTATTTTTTGTATAATGGATTTTCTAAAAGATATTGTAAAAGAGATCGGAGATGACTTCACAAAACTCGCATCAGACATCGACGAAACTGAAACATTCGTTGACACAGGTTCGTACATTTTTAACGGACTTGTTTCAGGGTCTATATTTGGCGGTGTATCTGGGAATAAGATTACTGCCATTGCTGGGGAGTCTAGTACTGGAAAAACTTTTTTCTCGCTTGCGGTTGTCAAAAATTTCCTGGATTCTAATCCTGATGGGTATTGCTTATATTTCGATACTGAAGCGGCTATTAATAAGAGTCTACTTGCAAGTAGAGGGATTGACCTTACCCGGTTGGTTGTCGTAAATGTTGTAACTGTTGAAGATTTTCGTAGTAAAGCATTGAGAGCAGTTGATCTATATCAAAAGAAACCAGAAGATGAACGTAAACCATGTATGTTCGTTTTGGATTCTTTGGGTAATCTCTCTACCAATAAAGAGATTGAGGATACCCTAGCAGAAAAGACAACCAGAGACATGACAAAGGCACAATTGGTAAAAGGTGCATTTAGAATGTTGACATTGAAACTTGGACAGGCTAACATACCAATGATAGTTACTAACCATGTTTATGACCCGATGTCTCTGTATGAAGCAAAGAAAATGGGTGGGGGATCTGGTCTCTTATATGCGTCCTCTACAGTCATTTATCTCTCAAAATCAAAGGAGAAAGAAGGAAAAGGTGTCGTTGGAAATCTTATCAAGGCAAAGACTTTTAAGTCACGTTTAAGTAAGGAGAATCAAGATGTTACAGTGCGTCTCTATTACGATGATCGTGGTCTTGATCGATATTATGGTCTTCTTGAACTCGGTGAGTCTGCTGGGATGTGGAAAAACGTTGCTGGTAGATATGAGATGAATGGAAAGAAAATATATGCCAAAGCTATTCTGCAAGAACCCGAACTTTATTTTACCGAAGAAGTAATGCAGCAACTTGATGCTGCCGCGAAGAAAATTTTCTCTTATGGAACGAATTGAAACAACAATTCTCAGAAACTTAGTATACAACGAAGAATACTCACGCAAAGTAATCCCATTTATTGAACCAACTTATTTTGAAAATAGATCTGAAAAAGTAATCTTTGAGGAGATTACTCAGTTCATCGTAAATTACGGATCAGCAATCACAACTGAAGCACTAAATATTGAGGTTGAGAACAGAACAGATCTGAACGAGAGTGAAATTAAAGAAACGAGAGACATATGTCAATCATTTACGGACTCTCCGGTAGATTATCAATGGTTGCTAGATACTACTGAAAAGTGGTGCCGTGATCGTGCGATTTATCTTGCCCTGATGGAATCAATCAGTATCGCTGATGGGCAGGACGATAAAAAGAATAGGGATGCTATTCCTAGTATTCTTTCTGATGCTCTAGCAGTTTCCTTTGACAACAATATTGGACACGATTATTTCGAAAACTTTAAAGAAAGATATGATTTCTATCACGCAAAAGAAGACAAGATCCCATTTGATCTCGAATACTTTAACAAAATCACGAAAGGTGGGCTCCCTAACAAAACTCTTAACATCGCACTTGCTGGTACAGGTGTCGGGAAGTCTCTATTCATGTGCCATGTGGCTAGCTCCATCTTGCTCCAGGGACGGAACGTTCTCTACATTACAATGGAGATGGCAGAGGAGAAAATTGCTGAACGAATTGATGCGAACTTACTGAATGTTCCTATTCAGGATTTGACTGAGTTACCAAAGTCAACGTTTGAAAATAAAGTCACTAAACTTTCTGAAAAAACTCAAGGATCACTTATAATTAAAGAGTATCCGACTGCAAGTGCACATAGTGGACACTTTAAGGCACTTCTTAATGAACTCGCACTTAAGAAGTCATTTAGACCTGATATTATTTTCATCGATTACCTTAATATATGTGCTTCCAGTAGATATAGGCAGGGTGGTTCTATCAATTCATATAGCTATATTAAGGCTATTGCAGAAGAGCTTAGAGGACTGGCTGTCGAAGCCCAGGTCCCTATCGTATCTGCCACCCAGACCACTCGTTCTGGTTATGGTAGCTCTGATGTTGACCTTACTGACACTTCT